GATGTCGTTCTAGTTCCGCAAGAAGCTTTGGATACTTTTACTGATGCGTCTGAAGTGTAAAAAGGTTCCCCAACAAGTTCGGGGGAGAAATTTTCTTCTAAAGCGGGTATGTTCGCTTGTGTGGTTTTTTCAAATTTTTGCCAGTAATCTGACTTCTTATTGTATTGCCTCTTCGCCATAAAATATTATACACAAAAAAGCATTAAAGTTAACTTTTAACTTTTACAACTTTAACTTTATCTTTGATACTTTACTTTCTTCAGGTAAACTCATAATATTATTATACACTAAAACTTAATCAATGAACATCGGCGTGAATGTTCCTTGATTTATTTCTATCTTATCATCAAACATATCATAGTATACACTCATCATCCAGTTGCCAAGTATAAGAGCAGAATAAGAGTCTTTTCTCGCTTTATCAGCGCCCCTTTGTTTTCTGAGGTTCAAGGGTAAATCAAAGCTTTGTGTTCCTTGTGTTGATGTCGAAACTTGAACCATAGCACATTCAACTTTAATTAAGTCCATCATATCTTTTTGATGTTCAACAAAATCTATCATTTTGGAAGCTTCAGAAGACTCGTTGTAATTAGGTATGAATTTTAAATCCTTAATTGGTATTTTTGATTTTCTCTGAGCGTTATAGTCGTCATCCATTGCAGCTCCAGCAAAGAATATTTTTTTATGATCAAAAGATGCTTGAAGCAGTTCATTCGCGTAACGAATCCATTTTGAACTTGGCTTCCTCAATAAAACATAAGTTTTGTTGTCTTTGTTGTATTGTCTTTTAAGATCTCTCAACCCTTTGTCATAATTTTGATGGTCGTCTAACTCAGCGTCAATAAGGTTTAATCTTAAGTTTTTATCTTTAAAAATGCTACTTTCATTACATGAGTTTAGAAACTGAACGCCTCCATTGTAGTCTCCAACAATCGATACTATGTTAAAGTTTTGGATCAAATAAGCCATATACTTTATATGCGTTTTTAAGTTTGCTCCTGGTAATGCATAACTATGAACAATTGTCCCTTTTTTATCCTCATTGTTTAATTTTATGAGCATCATAGCAAAGTCATCAGAACCTTCGCTTTCCGACCAAGATGGGTCAAAAGCAAGTATATATTCATCAGATGGTTGACCTATCACCTCAACGCTTTGACCTTCTCCATCAGGAATGGTACATGCCGCCATCTTACTTACCTTGAAATAACCAGAACTATCATCTGTAAAAACAGCCATAAATTCTCTGTCAAACTGAGACTGGCTCATGGTGGCTTTAGCCTGATCAATAAGGTTTTGATCATATAATTGTTGGGGTGCACAATCATAACTAAAATGCATTATTGTTCTATGTGCCTTATCTTGAGCGTTTTCATTAAGAATTAATGACTCATACTGACAATACATCTTATACAGATGTTCGAACCTATAAGATGCAGAAGACAAACCAATGATCTTGTTGTTAGGCCATTTATGTCTATCTTCCTCCTTCATCTTGCCTTGTTTAATCATCTCTGTTTCAATGTCGTAAGTTTCCTGTCTCTCCGTAGGGTTTTTGATAACAGAAAGGAAAGGCATTATCACCTCGTTAAGGACTTTCTCTGGCATAAGAAGAAGCTCGTCAATAATCATCCTCTCAAAACGAAAACCACGAAGCTTCTCTCCGTCACCTAAAGGTAGCGCTGTTATTTTGCTAGCCCCAAGCTCCATAACCCATTGGTCATTGGCTTTAGATACTCTAGTTATACATTGAGAAAGAAACTCGGCTTTTGGACTGGCCGCTATCTCTTCCATCTTAGTAAATATCATTTTAGACTGTCGAAACGACTTAGATATGATTCCAATGTGAACACCTTGGTTTAGAATAGCGTCTAATAGCGCAAAAACGGCCGTAGAGAAGCTTTTGGACATTCCACGACTCCATATCCCCAAAAAGTAATCGGTCTCCATCATGGCCTTTATGGACATGTGCTGGAAAGGGAACAATTTTACCCCAGTAATAAACTCCGCTGCGAAAGATGGGTTTTGCCTTAGAAATTTATAAAGCAGTATTTTTGCTTCGTCTTCTTCTATGTAACCATCTATATCTAGAATCTCTTGATTGATATTTGGGAATCTATTTCTAGACTCTTGTATTCCTTTTTCCCAACTCATTTTTCTTTTGTATGTTTAGACCAAAAATAATTAACATCTGTTTTCCATACTTGTTTCCCCATAACCAATATCTTCGGTATGATTAATTCACTCATCTCTCTAGACCCAGAAAAGACAAACTGGCAGCAATCTCCGTATTGTTTTTGCATCTCCCTAACATTATGGAAAACATAGTCTATTTTATATTTTTTATAGCTTTTATAGTTGTATTCTTGTATCTCCTCAAAAGGAAACTCCATAACGACAAATAAATAACAACCCAGAGCTTTACACCTTTCTAATTCTTTGCAAAATCTAGAATATCCAACTGTAACCGTACTACAAAAATCTCCAAACGATTTTCTATCTACATATGTGTAATCATAATTTTCAGAAGTTACACCGTAATCCCCTATATCTAATTTATAAGATTCTGATGTATTAAACGATAGTGGTTGTTGCTCTCTGGTATCTATCAATATCTTTGTATTGGAATAATCATCAAAAAAACTTTTTGGCAATTTTCTGTCTAATAAAGGTTTAACATCACAAGCTTCACAGGCGTAAGTGTAGCTGCCAAAATATTTCTTGTATAAATCAATCGAAGGCAGACCAGCTGAAAGCATCTCCAACTCCGTTGGTCCATAATTCAAATCTTTTTCTGTTATTCTTTGATTAAGTAATTTACCGATATATTCTTTTACTTCTTTTCCGTCAGCTTTCTCACACCACTCGGCAAGTTGACCTGGCTGAGAGAAATCTTTCCCGAAATACTCATCGTAATTCTTAAATGGTAACAGTTCTCCAGTAAGTTTATTCTTTCTCGCGTAATGTTTTACATAATAGTCGCCAAGAAACATCTTATGCTTCTTTATGTGAGCATGTAAACTTCTCAGGCTTTCAAAACCCTGATTACATTCTTTGCATTTAAATGACATCGTCTTGGCTTATCCCTAATACTCTTGCTTTCCATTCAGCCATTCCCTCAAGTCTTTCGGCTTCTTTTTTAGCGGTTAGTTTTTGCATCTCAGCCATTTTTACCATATTGTCTCGCTCTTCTTTCTCTTGGAAGAGTTGAACTATAGATAAGATCGAGGCATTGTCTTTTGTCTTGTTTTGCATCCTAGTTGACCTGTCACCTTGAAGCTTCTTGGTGAGGTTCTCGATTCTTCCTTCGCATTGGTGGTATTCAGAGCTTTTTGCTTTAATGATTTCAGCAAGACGAACTGACATTTCTGTTTGATCGTCAGCAACGTCAAACATATCGTTTAGTTTGTTCAGGTGTTTGCTTACGACCTCCAGATTGATAATTTCCTTACATACATTAAGGTAAAGATTGATTTCATCCGCAGTCAAGTCTGGTTTGTCCCACGTAAGTCTTACAAATTCTTCTTCAAATAAGTCTCTGTCGCTCTTGTCTAAATAATTGTTCATTATCTTCAAGAAGCGAGAGTTATTCAAATGTACGCCTAACCGCTCAACGCAAACTTGGTATTGTCGGTTTAGCTTTGAATCTTCAAAGTCATTGCCTGTGGCTTCATTTATTTTTTTAATGATTCTACTTGAAGCTTTCGGACCAACGTATGAATTCAATGCCCCACTATCTTGAGTGGGTAAGAAATCTGGGTTGACATCTCTTATAACCTCGAGAACTCCTCTTTGTTCAAGGCTTAGTGGAGAAACTCTCTTTTTTGGAAACAATAGTTTGGCTATTTCAAGAGAAGACAGTCCGTCTTCAGCTTGTTTCAGTATAAACTCTTTTTGCTGTTCCGTAAAAACAATAGGGTCTTGTTTCGCTTTGAAGGATGTGTTGAATTTTATATCATTCTCAATTAAAAACTTCCTAACCAACCTCCCCTGTTTACTTCTGCCGTCAAGCGTTTCGTCTTCGAAGCATTTCCTCGTCATGACAATAAGATCATTAATCTTTTCGGCATTTTCTAGAATAAATTCTTTTTGTTTTTCTGTTAGGTCCATTTTCCTTATAAATACGTTCTTAAGTGTACTAATAGTGTATAAAGAGAGATAGTATATATATGGTATATCTACTTATCCCCTTGTATTATATCATAATCTTTTATTATTTCTGCAGCTTTCTGCGCAAACATCTTTTTCAAATTCTTAACTTGTCTATAACCCGCTTTTCTTTTCTTCTCGTTTGTTTTATAACCCATAAACTTAGCCACATCTTCTTCAGAGGCTTCTTCAAAGAATAACATAGAGTAAGCTTTGTAGTGGATATCGGTTAAGGCTTTTTCCATATAGTAATTCAACTTAGCTATACAGTCATCAAATTGAACGTCTCTTGATGTGTTAGATCCTATCTCATATAGATGGTCTTCTGTAGATACTGCAACCTTCAAATCAAAGGCTGGCTTCTTGGTCCTTTCCCACTTCCTGTATTGTGGGCACTCTCCATCCTGAATACCGCTATTTGTAAAAGAACAATGATTGTCGGATAAATTATGAGAACAGTTTACACATGGCTTTATGTAATTGCCATAATGGTTTCTAACTAAGTTTCTTATTTGATTAGTTACAATTATATTAACCCAAGGAGCTAGTGGGCGGGTTTGATCCCACATGTCCCACTTTTTATAAATATGAAGCTTTATTACTTGCTCGACATCTTCGAAGTCAAACCAAGAGATGCAATTTAAACGCCATCTGCTTCTTTGTTTCTTGATAGCCTCTTCAACTATATCTATACAATCTTCAAATCTTTTTTTATCTTCGTTTGGCATCAATAAAGTCTTCTAAGTTACTAGAACCCTTTCTTCTCGATGCCGCTTGCTGAGAATTATCTCCAGCTAAAGACCCAAAAGTGAATACGTTGTCGTTATACTGCTCTAAATCAACTTCGAGCCTTCGAATTTCTGGAACTTCATCTATAGAAGTCTCATCTTCGGCCAAAGATTCCTCATTTTTAGGAGTTTTATTAGATTTTTTATCAACAAGAGACGCTCCTCCAAATTTACTTCCACAACCAGAGCAAAATTTTGGTTTGGAATAAGAATATTCTATCTTATTTCCGCATTCAGTACAAAAAACGTGGTTCATATTAAATATATAGACGTTTTTTGTTTATTTTCAATTAAAAACCAATCATTACTAACCTTTAATTTTTTATGCTTTTCGCAGCTTGAGCGTTGGCTGTTAGAATTGATTTACAATACTTAATACACTTGTAAACTATAATATAGAGTCTTTAATTTGTATTCTCGTTAAAATATTATCGGTACCACGAACACCTAATGTTTCTTGCCCAACAAAAGATCCTTTTTGTAAGCTTATTTCTAAACCTTTTGGTTTGGATGGTTGAGCCACTCCACTACCCCTTGAGTCGTAAAGCCCAATGGATATTTCCCCAGTAGTAGAATAACCTTTGTAAGGCAAAAACATCTTAAACCCAGTAGATGATATATTAAGCTCCGCATCAACAGCGCTGACTAAATAATCTTTAGGTTTCTCATTATAAATACATGAAGTCTCGTTGGCTGTATATCTTTTACTATAATCTATATCCAAAACAAGCTTACTGCCAACGATATCTCCTTCTAAACCGCTCACTGTGCAATGATGTCCGAAAACCATTTTATCACTATTGCTTATAGTTCCGTAATAATCATTAATAACACCACTGTAACCGCTTATGGGAGTTTCTTTGGGTGGCTTAAAGGATTTTAAGGTCGCGCTACAGGTAACTGCACTAAATGGCTTTACATTTATATTATAGTTAGTCAAATAACACTCTTCGTAAACATTACCTCCAAACATAACTGGGAAAAAATTTTGACCAGTGGCACTACCTCTTTGCAGACTTCCATCATCCCAACTATCGAATAAAAAACCATAAGCATTATCCATTTTGTTGTCTACAAAAATAGGGAACTCAAGATTAAGTCTACAATCTATAAAATTACTATTAGCAAACTTTTTTGCTCTCAATTTTCTTTTTCCGAGAGTTTTTATTGGTGTCGAGTTAACGGTATGTTCTGCGACGACACTTTTGCAAGGAAGCATGTATCCACTGCCATTTCCTATGGAATTTATCCCACTATTTGGCAGACCGATGAAAAGCGGTACATTATCGTACGTCATACTTTTTTATACACTATTTTTTTATAAGAAGAACTTATACTTAGCTCGCCGTACGTTTTAAAAGCCTTTTTAAACAAGAAGGGGATATGTCATATAGCCACAACCCGAAATTTATCATTTTTACTAATTTTTTTGGAATTTTATACCTCCTGAGAAGTTTTATAAAACTTTTTCTGTTGTGTTTTGCAGTGTTAGGGTACTTGTAAGTCAAATAATCATGGAATTTACCTGCTCTGTCTATTAGAGCCATGATTTCTTCGCCGTATTTCTTCAAAATCCACTTTCTAAAGAATTTAGGTAGCGAAGCTCCGTCACTTGCATCATAATTTTCCCACTCAGCCATAATTGCGTAAATTATTACACTATTTGTCCGCTTTTCTCTTCTTTAAAAATGCCGCGAGTTCTTTCTTGCAGTGCTTGTTGCTCTTAGCAAGGTTCTTATTACCCCACATAGGACGAAGATTCGTGTAATGCCATAAGATTTTTGCTTCTTCTAATGAGTCAGCCGCATCGAGTGGTATAATATGGTCCAAATGCCACTTTGGTTTCTTAGGGTTCCATTTTCCCTTCCAATTACCACGATTCTTCCATGTCATTCCATCTTCAAACAAAGACTCAATATAACAACTCAAATCATGACTATTCAAACCAATGATTTCATCAGTAGGTTCGTCTTTACCGCTAAACTTACCGAGACTATTTTTCATATAAGATCTTTTACTATCATCAAATTGCAAACGATCAAATTCATTCTTAGTGGCCCACTTTTCAAAATTATTAGAGGCGTGTACTGAAGAATATTTGAAAAATATCATTCCATCTTCTCTTACATCCCCTCTTTTATACTTTTTTTCTATTTTTAAATACTCAACTCTTCTTCTTTCACTGTGAGCTACAATATTAGCCTTATGATTCTCATACTTTTCTTTTGAAAACCAAAACTCAAAGTTATTTTTTGGACTATGTGTAATATTGTATTCCTTGAAAACCATACCATCCTCCCTCACATCTCCACATTTAAATTTCTTTTCTATATTGTTAAATAATAAAATTCTGGCTGGATCACTTAATAGTTTTTTTTTCCTTAATGAATTGCACTCCTTGCAACAAGGGTTGTGACCTTTATAAGCTTTATAACCTTTATAAAAGAAAGACCAAAGTTTAAATTCCCCACACTTAGTACACTCCCTGCCTTGTTCGTTAACTATATAACCTTGTTTGTTTCTTGTCTCCCCCATATCTTTAAATAATGTTAATTGTTTCATAAAAGTGATCGCGGTATATTAATTATTATATATCATTTCTCATTTTTTTAAACACATAACGTTTTTTCACAAATAGACCCCCCAACTTGTGAAATTTAACTTATGCTTAATCCTAAATAACACCCACGGTTTTTTTTAAACCCAACAATCTCTTGCATACCTTATTTGGGGCTTTTTTTTACTTATTCAGGGGGGCAAGGGCACCAGCCCCTTTACCTATTCCCATTTGCTATTGATAAACTGAGAAAAGACTCCCCCCCGCAAAATCTAACAACTAACAGCTAACAGTTTTCACTTATTGGGGTAGGGTATCTGTTAGGTTCGGTTAGATTGTATTATGCTAATTTATCACTCATAATTCACAATTATGTCAACCACAATCTCAAGAAAAACGTGATTTAATAACATAAAATAATTTGTTTTTTTTATCGCACAAATCGTTTTCTATGTTTAGAATGCATGCA